CGTGTGGTGGAGTGAAATTTACAACACGGACGCTCAGATTTTTTACAATCTCAGATTCGTTGCCTTTAAAAGAAGGATAGAGTAAATACGGGAATTGAGAAAAGTATGACATATGTTTTACTAATTTTTGTGGGTAAATCCGTCTATTTCAGTTTTAACAGTTCCATAACGCTCGAACTCTAGTTCCGCGAGTCTTTCCTTTGTAAGAATTTCTAGTTCGGTAAAATCTAAAGTCATTTTAATACCAACAGGTTCACCTTGCGAGTGGGTGGCAAAGAAACCTGTTGCCGTGTAATCTACCGTTACGTTAGTAAGCGCACAGGAAGAAAGCGCAAACATATGTTTGTTTTCTTCTTCTTTGTGATAGAAAGAAATATCAAATTCAGAAGGAAACAAGAAAAAGCGATTTGATCCACCTACATCGGCTAACTCAGGATGCATGTGAAACCTAAATTCGGAGATAATTTCTCTAACTTGTTCTTGCTCGGCCTCGGTCTTTGGGTAAAAATCGAAGTCAAAAGTAAACTTTCTGAAGTCTACCCCCTTAAAAAGCACTTCTACGTGGGGATTAATTACTTGTCCCGTAGTAGCGGCAGCAACATTTTTCAACAGTTCCTTGTTATTTTCTGCGGACTGTCCCAGACCCGAAAGCACCTTCCCTGCCGTTGTTTTTCCTTTGGCTCCAAGAGCTTTGCCAACAGTTTTTAAAATCTGTCCCGAAGAATCAGTTATAGTAGCAGCACCTGTTTTTGCTGCTTCACTTAATGAAAAATCTGATCCTGCTTGAGCACCACCCAACAGCCCAAGTTCAACATTGTCGTATAGCACATTATGGCCCATGGAAATAGTATTAGGCATATATAAACAAATAGCTGTGTTTGTTCTAATTAGAGATGAACCGCCAAGTACATTACCGGAAAACCGATCGCCGAAAGCTCCCGCAGAGGACCTAGGCGCATCGCCGCCATCTGCATTCTGTACCTTCAAGTTTTTATTTTTGGCTAATTTGGAATTGGATCTGACGTTGACAAAAAAAACACAATAATTATTACCATGGCGCTCGGGATTTTGCCAAAGATCTTCTGGATAACTGTAAGCAGAGTATTTGTAAACGTCAGAAGTTTTAATATCGCCCATATATCTATTTAGCTAAATATTTTAGAATATATGAGAAACACTTATAAGGGAAGATTTACTCCAAAGAATCCGCAGAAGTATCGCGGCGACGTCAACAATATTATCTTCCGTTCTTCTTGGGAATACAAGCTGATGAAGTTTCTGGACGAGAACCCAGGTGTTCTGGAGTATGGTTCGGAAGAAATCATTGTTCCTTATATCTCTCCGTTAGACGGCAGGATACATCGGTACTTCGTAGACTTCTACGTTAAGTTAAGAGATTCTTCAGGGAAGATTAAGACATATATCATTGAAGTTAAGCCATATTCCCAGACTCAACCTCCTGTCCAAAAAAAGCGAGTAACTCCTGCATATATAAAAGAGTGTCAGAACTATGCGGTAAATCAGGCGAAGTGGCAAGCCGCAGAGAAGTTTGCAGAGATAAACGGAATTATCTTTAAAGTATTCACAGAAAAAGAACTGTTCGGAAAATAATAAATAATAACATATGCGTCCTTTTAACCTTCAGGAGTTTAAGTCAAAGGCAATTTTAGATCTAGCAAGTCCCGCCAGATTTAGTGTGATTTTTGTTCCACCTCCGATCTTACAGAAAAGAAACAGTGGCTCTGCTAAAAATGAAAAACTCACATTATATTGTAAGTCTGTTTCTATCCCCTCGATTAATCTTAATGCCACAGAAACTAGAACCTATGGTATGATGTATAGTTCTGTTTATGGTAGATCAGTAGATAGTGTTGACATGACCTTTTTAGTAGACAATACATGGTATCAGAGATATTTTTTTGAAAACTGGGTCGAAGCAATTAATTCCTTCGAGACAAATAACGTTGCCTACTATAAAGAGTATGTAACCAACATTACTATAGATCATTACTCATACGCTGAAAAAGAAGAAGGAACCCCCAAGCACGTCTACTCTATTACTCTACAAAACGCCTACCCTTCTCGGGTAGACGCGACAAACCTGGACTGGGGTAAGACTGATGACATTTTAGAACAAACCGTCTTATTAACTTACGAAAACTTAATTGTTAAGAGACCAACCGACAACGAACAAGCATTACAAATTAACTGGACACATTTAGACAAGGAACCAATGATATAGGAATAATATGCCATTACCAACATTATCTACACCAACATACGAATTAACGATACCTTCCACGGGTAAGAAGATTACTTTTAGACCGTATACAGTAAAGGAACAATCCATCCTCCTGATGTCTTCTGAAGCGTCTGATATTCAGGATATTATCCACGCGACAAAAGAAATAGTTTCTTCGTGTATCGTAACACCAGGAATAGACGTAGATAAACTTACGTCGTTTGATATAGAATACTTCTTTATTAATCTAAGAGCTAAGTCGGTTGGCGAAAAGGTAGAACTCAGTTATAAATGTAACAATATAATTGACGGGATTAAGTGTGGTGCTATCAATGTTTCAGAAGCTCAGCTAGATAAAGTAAAGGTAATCTGGCCTGAAGGTTCGAACAACGAAATCAAACTAACTGACAACCTTGGCATCAAACTCAAATATCCGAATCTCAGCACTGCAGAAGATTTGTTTAAGGGCAAAGGAACGACGTCGGAATACACTGCTGTTATTGACATGGTTACAAACGACACCGAATATGTTTTTGACTCGGAAAAGATCTATGATGACTTTACACGAGAGGAACTAAGAGAATTTGTTCTTACTCTTTCAATTACCAGCATGGATAAGTTAATTAAATTCTATTCTAATATTCCCTACATCTCAGAAACGATTCCTTATGTCTGCAAGAAGTGTGGATACAAAGAAGATTTAGTTCTAAAGGGAATGCAGGATTTTTTCGCATAGCGGTCAGCAACGAAACGCTGACCAATTATTATCTATCTAATTTCGCTATGATGCAATATCATGGATACTCTCTGACTGAATTAGAAAATATGCTTCCATGGGAAAGGGAAATTTACATATCTCTATTGAATAAGTTTGTAGAAGAAGAAAACGAAAGAAGAAAGAGAAATGGCTAAAAAGAAAAATAAACAAAACCAAAAGCAAGGTCAAGAACAGCAGCAGAAACAAAATAACGAGCTGGCTGCTGAGATTCGCCAACTCAATTCTTCTAACGAAAAACTGGCAGAGCAAATCAAAATATTCGGAAAGTCAAAGTCATCAAAGGAAAAACCGTTCTTACAAAGAAAGAGTTTAGAGCTAACTAAGATCATAAACGGCACAAAGGAATCAAATGAATTAATTGAACTTCTTATTTCCAAGGCCGAACTGTTAGACAATAATTCCAAAAAAACACTTAAAGCTATTCTGGATTCGAAAAAGATAGACGCAGATTCACTAGAGGCATTGCGCGGCCTGGGCGCAATGGTACTTAAAGCAGAAAAAAACGCACAAGAACAAAAGAAACTGAGAGAAGCCAACGAATCAGTTTTGGAAGAGTTGCGTGATATTTCTAGTGGTAACAAAAAAACCAACCAGTTGCTTGAAACCAGTAATAATTTCCTCGAAAAATTAAAAGGAAATTTAAAGTTTCTTGCGGACACAGACAGGAATTTGTTAAAGAACTTACTCGAGAAGACTGATAAAACTTCTGACGACATAGATAAGATCGTTGAACTTTCTACAAAAGCTGAACAGTTAAATGTTAAGCAGCTTGATGAAAAGAAAAGTAAAGAAGAACTTAAAGTTGCCGAAGACGATTTACTGAGCGACCTCTACAAAAATAATGTGCTCGCTGGTCTTCTTGGCAGCGTTGTTATAGGCGCAAAACGCAAGTACTCAGAAAAAAAAGAACAAAACGAAATAGAAGAAGAAAATAAGCGATCTCTAGCAGCTAGTTTTGAAAAGATAAAGTCTCCCACACCAGAGCCTACACCAGAAGTAAACGTTGAAGCAAAGGCACCAGAATCGCCTGAAGTAACAACCGAGTCTAAAACTCCCGATAAAGTAACTACTGAACCTACTGTTGAAAACGAACCTGAAACTTTTCCTCAACCAGTGGCAGCGACAGGTTTCGCAGGAGCAGAAGCAGAACCTACGCCTGGTGTTAACCTTATCGTCGGTGAACTCAAAACTATCGACGAGCACTTACTTAAAATTTATGACACTCTAACAAAGGCATTTAAAGAGAGTAAAGAGTTACAAGAAACCAGGGAAAGAAAAGAACAAGAGCGTGCTTCTGAGTTAAAAGAAAGCATGCTAGAAAAACTAAACGCAACACCAGAAGCTTCTACAACACCAATAGCTATACCAGAAGAAGGGAAAAATAAACTAGAAGAAGATGATAAAGAAGGAGGAGGAACCTCTTTACTCGACATGTTGGATTTCTCAGGTTCTCGGCGGGGAAGGCGGAGAAAAAAACCAGGTCGCGCGACCGGTCGTTTGAGCGGAAGTGGAAAATTAGGCAGATTAGGCAGATTTTTAGGTATCGGTGGTGCACTAGGTGCTGAAACG